GCAAGTATTTGCTCTTGCGTTGTATAAGGTTGATTGAGTACATTGTACGATATTGTTCTAGCCATTAGAAATATCTCCGATCACCGTTGAAATAATCAACATCAGCGGTCCAATTTTCTTCAAGTTTCGTAGTCGGTCCATTTGGTGCATCCTGATATAAATCATAGAAGTTCATCAACTGTAACGCCTTCGTCCACTCATTCTCACAACGCTTGACGGCAAACTCATAGTTTTGTACATCAACTTCATTCATATTAGACACATCAGTAACTAGTGATTCATAGAAAACTTGAATCGCACCGAATGTATCTAACCGAATTAATGTTTGGTCGTTTTTAATAAGTAGACTAGGATTAAAACTTGATATCAATTGTCCATTAGGCAAATTGGCATAATAGTAAGCACCAAGCACTGTATCACAATACTTTTGCCACCAGCCGAATTCTAATTTATAAAGCCATTCTTGCGAACCGACTTTAAAATAAGGTTCCCAATCAACATTAAGAGCCGCTGCTCTACGCTCCGCTGCCGGATCGTAAAACTGTATGTCTCTTACTGTTGCGTTTGAGATTCTTTGATAGGGTACTGACATATTATTTTTCCTAGACAACGAGAGAGTGTTGCCACTCTCTCTTATTCAAATTATTCTTGAAGAATGTTAATAGCACCGCCTCTACGAAGGTCACCAACGCCAGAACCGAAGTATCCAACACCAGTCAACCAGATTTGTAGACCACCTGGTACTTCACCAGTCTTGATCTGTAGTCCTTCTTTCATAACAGTGAACAAAGCACTGTCACCAAAGTAAGCACCAACCAATACTGGAAGACTTGCTTGACCTACAACTGTACGACTTGCTGATTGTAGGAAAGTAGTGAACATAACCATACAGCCATAAACACTTTCAATCTTACCAGTTGATAGCAATTCATTACCCAATGCTGATAGATTAGAACCACCAGACTGAGAAACAGCACCACCGGTCAATTCAGCCAATAGACGATTCAATGAAGAACCTACTTGGTTACCAGTGTAAGCATTTTGAACTTGAGCATCACCGTTACTGTCTAGAACAATAACAGGAGTTCCAGGCATACGAGCAACCTTAAAGTTCTGCTTGACTAAACGAACCAAGTCAAGAATACTGTTACATGTGAAACCAGGTGTCCATGTACCACTAGTGTTTGTAGCACCGATAACTTCCATCGCACCTAATTGTAACACACGGTCAAAGCCGTCTGCTGAAGTTGCGTAGTAAGTATTACCTGGAGATACTTTGAATTGCTCAAATGCTGCTGTAACACGCTGATCAACCTTTTCAGCGAAAGACTCACCAAGTTCAGCACCTAGCGTTGCTGCTAGTGTGAAAGAAGTAGTCCAGCCGTAGAAGATATCAAACGCTGTTTGAGCAACTGCTGGAGTTGCTGTGATTGTACCTTGACCCAATGCTGGGTTTTGTACAACCGCATTACCTGTACCATATGTACCACCAGTGCCGTTAGCATTGTAGTCTTGATATGTGATAGGTGCGAAGTTAGGTACTAAGAATGTTTGACCTTGTGTAGGTGTAACAACATTAGTAAAGTTAACTAACCCATTAGACTCGTGCATGGCACGAAGGGCGAAGTTGGAGATAGCCGTGGTGAAACCATCACCTTCATTATTTGGACCGCCGAGAACATAAGCCATAATATTTTTCCTTTATATATAAGTTGGCAATCAGAGTACTTTACGACTCGCACTTGATACTGTCGCTGTAACGCCTAGACCTTTCAAACCAACACCTTTACCTAAACCGTTTTTGTTAGCCCATGCGTTGAACGCTGCTGGGTCACGGCTATAGTCGGGTACTGCTTCATCAGATGCGCCAGTGAAACTACCTTGTCCGGGTCTTAAACCAGATCCAGAATTTAGATTACTCTGTTTTAGAAGTTTGGGGTTTCCCGCCGCTACTTCATTTACTAAACCCTGAATTGAAAGCGGATTACCATCACTACCATATCGTTCACGACCTTTACTATCTGTGATTTGATAAGTGCCGTCATTATTCCATTGAATGTTTGACTTTACTTTGTTCAAAGCATAATCTAGTAAGTCGCTGTCAAATTTCTCACCCATGGCTCGCTGGATATCTGAGTCTAGTTCCTTCTCACGAAGCGCCTGCTCTTTACGAGACAAGTCTTGTTGAAGTTTGCTAAACTGCTCCTGCAAGTCATTTGTTGTGACCCGACCAGAACGATTCTGATTTTGTTGGTTATCTACTGGCTGTGCGTTGCCATCGGATTTTGTTTGAACACTAGTTCTCGCCATGAAGGCTAACGCCTCTTCTACACTACCAAATTGACTGCCTGAAGCATTGCTTAAAGCATTCAATATAGATTGTGTGGTGCTTTTGCGAATAGCACCTGGGTCAATCTTTTGCTCATTGCCACCTTCTGCTTGTGAGAGCGACTGGTTTGCGTTTGTCTGGCTATCGTTGCCAACGAATGTATTTTGATCCATGTTAAGTTTTTCCTTGCTGTAACGGAGCAACCGAAGTTGTAATGTATTTATTCATTCGTATCAAATATGTGTTTTATCTTCCGATACTCATGGTATTCAACAATACTGGAGCGACTTGTTGTGTGTAGTAAGTCATACCTACATTAGTTACAGGAGTACCAGCACCACCTAGTAAACTAGTGTTGTCTGCTTCTCCCATAGCGTTATCTTGTTCTGCTTGTTTCTTGCCATCTTCATTATCATCTTCACCAAACATCTCATGTTCTGGTATCATTGATGGATATAAATCACGGCTCAATACTGCTTCATCAGTTTCCATCATTAAGTTTCTTAAATCAGGGTCTTGTACTGTTTTGATGTATGCTTCTTGATATTCTGGAATCTCTGTCTCAGGAGCAAGCATACCAATAATCTCTTTGGTAATCAATGATTGAATCATTGGGTTATCTCCAACTAAATCTTTTGCTGATCTCATCACAGCCATTCTATAGTTGGTATCATGTGCTTCATAGTCTGTGTTGTAACTTACTTCACCGGCCCAACGCATCTCCATAAATCGTGCGGCAAAAGTGAAAATCATTTCTTCTGTGACTTCCATCAATCTTGCTTTACTCTTTGCTGTTCTGTGTAATTGTTTGCGTTCTTCAATGATAGCAACACCTGAAGCGATTTGGTTCTTGCTTGTACGCAATCCACCTAATCCAGTCAATGCTTCAATCTGTTCTAGTATATCTTGTTGTGATTTGATAATCTTATCAACATCACCTGTATCAACTGGTATCGCTTCAATCTGTCCTTCATTAGCACGAACAATCGCACCAGCATGAACAGGAACGCTTACGCCTTTGTCAGCACGAATGATGGTGTGAGCAAACTGTAATGCTGTATACTTTTCGCATTCCATTTTGTAATGTTCTCTTTGAGCATCTACTGCTGAATCAATATCACTGATACCTAAATCAATTGTACGAGGGTCTCTGCGACCATAAGCAATAAACAATGGGATACTCATGCCAGGAGGATATGTGCCTTCACCAATAAGTTCTGCTGGCTCATTCATTTGGCCAGGACCTTTGTTTACTTCATAACTCTGCCAGTAACTTGGTGTTGTTGCGTCACCTAAATGATAGCACTTGATGTAATAGCAATCTTCATCTTCCATCTCTTTGACTTTAACATACTTAAGCATTGGCTTGCCACCGTAATAGTCAAACTCCCAATCCCATACATCTAATGGATTGATAGCACAAACATATGGACGACCTAGGTTACCTTCACTTTGTTGTGGCATGTCTACTGCTACCCAGCAATGTCCGTATATGCTTGTTAAGTCACCGACACTTTCCATAAAACTTGTCAATGAACGATTGGTTAAGTCAGCATCTAACAAAAACAAATCACTCCATTCACTATTCTTTGGATCAATCATTTGTCCTGTTGTAGTACAAAACTGTACATTACGCTTGATACCAGGCTCAAACAATACATCATTGATAGTGTCAACAATGTAACGACAGATTGGCTGTGCTATAGTGTTGGTTACTAAGTCATTGTATAGTGTTGAATCTTCTGAAGGACGCTTCTTGCGTACTAACATTTTGAAGGGCAAGCCCCCTAAATATGCGTATTGATAGGATAGCATTTGATTGTAGATACCATCATATATTGCGTTACGCTTGAGTAAATCTGCTTTAATTGTCATTGTTTTTTTCTCTCTATATAGGAGTATAGGCATTACCAGAATGTAATGTATTTATACTAGTTGGCTTATGTTTACAGTTGTTGTTATGCCATCGTGACAACATATTCTTACCCATCGTTTTGTTACAATGAATACATGTTCTTAATGGATTGCCACCATAAGCATTCTGATTACCTTTGTTATACATATGATGTGTCACATCTTGTCTTAAGCCAGTAACTAAATGTGCTGGGTTACAGCAAATATAATTAGAGCAAGTATGATAAACACAGATATCATCAGGCACAATTGTTTGATTATGTAATTCGTAACTGGTGCGATGTACTGTTCGCATACGCTTACCATCACGAATGAAACCATAACCAATGTTGTTCTTACATCCTTGCCATTCCCAGCAATCTGTAACTGGGTCAATCTTTATTTGGTCAGATATTCTATCTTCTAAACTCCAACCTCTGCGTCTTGTTATTGCCATACTTGATGATCCTGTTCTAAATTTTCGTTCATAATCTCTTCCCAACTTGGGCCACCTGGATACAAAGGACTTTCAGGCATATGCTGAAGACCTGGCTGTAACATGCTAGACATTCTAGAATCCATACCAATGTATTCTTTAATTGGTAAACTATCGTGGGTGATTGGGAACAAGTGATGTATGCCATAACGAATACAATCACCTAACCCGTCTATGTGAGCATACTTCTGCTCTGTATACTTAACTAAGCGTTTGCGTGTACCATCTTCAAAATGATATGTTGTTAATGCTTCTAATAGAAACTTATCGTCTGGCTTAACAATCAATCCACCTCTATTGATAAACGCATTTGCTGTGTTGTCTGTGTCTGATACGAGTGGGTTAACCTTGCGTGTGTTAACAATAGTAAAGCCATACTTCTCTAAGATAATTCTGTCTGTTACACCAAAAGGACTTGTTGTGTCACGGTTAACTTGCGTACCACTCATGTCTATAATACTGTTTATTCTACGCTTGGGGAAATCTAAACGAATTGCTTGTGCTATGCCTTCTGTTGAGCAATCAGGTATCGCATAACTTTTCAATATCTCAATGGTTCCATTCTTGTCACCACTCTTATGTACTTGCGCTACTGTGGCACACATAACACGCTTGTTAAAGTCATGGAATGTATATAGATCGCCACCTCTATCGTTAATCTCTTTTGTATACTTTGTTTTGTCCCATGTATAATAGAAAGCATCACTAACGCTTTCCCATTGACACATATAATCTTGGTTAAACTTTAATGGGCTGATGATGCGTTTCTGTTCTTCAATGAACGCACGATTGCCTGAACGCATTTGTAGGTAGTTGTAATGTCTTACGCTATATTTGTCTGGACTAGACAATGCTAAGTTAAACAAATCATGTAATGGTCCAGTACCATTTGGTGTGCTGATAACAACCAATCTACCCTGTGTATCTGGTGTGCCTACTCTTGGGCGTAAGCGATTGGTAATCTCTTGTAATGTATCTTGTGTGTATAATGCTGCTTCATCTGCTACCCATACGCCAACATTTAAGCCTCTTAAGTTTTCTCTTTGTTCAGCACTCTTACAACGAATGAATACACCGTTTGGAAATCTAATGGTTAATTCACTATTGTTAATGTCTGATCCATCTTTAAGTCCAAAGTATATTTGACAGGATTTCTTTAATGGTTCCCATATCAATGACTTAATCATTGCGCCAGTTGGTGCTGAGTAAATGATATCTTTACCTTTGTGATATCGTTCGTCAGTGGCAAATATAGGTAATGCGATAGCGGCTAGAAATGTCTTGCCACTACCAACAGGAACTATATCTATACAATGTTTATCAGTGGTAAGCCAATCTTGAAGGATTGTTGATTGCTCGCCATATAAGGGAACATTTATCATTATTTCCAGTCAGACAATTCTGTGCTTGGGAAATTAAATACTGCTTTTAATGGTTCGCCACCTGAGGTAACATCTAGTTCATTCTTTTCTGCTACTACTTTGTTTAAAAACATCTTTTCATAGTCACGCACTGCCATCCAGTCATGTTCCACTTGCGCTCGTAAGTAATGTTCTGCTAAACTTGTTTCAAACTTCTTACCAGTGACTTTTTTAATTTCTTCAAGGATGGTGATACCAGATATCTTCTGTGTAGCACCTTTTTTACGACCACTGCCGGCACGGGCTCCACCTTGTTTGATTTTCTGATTGTTTTTCAAGTCAAGCATAATGTATTTACTCACCTAATCTATCTATAAATGCTTGTTCAAGGTCCCTAGTGCGTGGATGATTTGGGGCACATTCTTGTAGAACTTTACGCAAATCTTGTACTACTTCTACTGGCTGTACACGAATCATCTCTCTGTAAGTTTTCATTACAAAGGGATCACGCAATCTATCACTTATTGTTAATTGGTTCATCTGTTGTTACCTTTTTCTTTCTTGTGCGTTTTTCTTTAACGACTACTTCTACTTTTTGATCATTCATAGGAATGAGTATAGTAGATTGTGGTATTCTACCGTTAGGTAGTTTTACTTTTAACCATAGTGATTTTAACCAGTTCATATATAGACCTTTATATAATCTTCAGGGTTATCTTCTGGATCTAATCCATCATAGAAGTTACCTGTAGTTTTCTCTTTGAACTTCATAGTTCCAAACACGCTTAGGAATTGTTGATTCTCTTGTCCCCATTTTTGTGTGAGTTCTAAGAATCTATCACGACCAAACATGATTTGTAATTGTGTTTTACAATCTTCTGGACTTGGGTTGATATCGTATTTGGTATTTTGTAATGTAAACATGAAACTGATACATTGATCAATCTCATGTTCAGTCATGTATTTTGACAATTCAGTTGTCATTTTATCAAAATTCTTGATATGCCCTACATAGAAGGGTTTATCAATTAAGCCTTTAAATTCTGCCATATTGTTCCTTAATGTATTGTATGTACTGTTATGTCATCCAGCATCTGATTGGTCTGAATGTTAACTGAACCTTTTAATTCATGTGCTGCGTCTTTAAGAGTTTGCTCTTGTACAAGTGCGCCTAAGAATTCGTATATTGTTTTGAGTCCAAGTATCTTTAGGTTAAAGATTTCTTTATCTTCTTGTGTTAATGACTCAATAGGTATATCCATCATCTTGTGAATGGATTTCTCAATGTCGTTCATTAAGGGCTTGACCGTGACCAGTAGTTCACCGTCTTGGTCTTTTGCTAATCTGTATGTATATTCTATCATTTGTTTTTTGGTTTCATTGGTTCTTTGTATCCACTAGCATGTATTGCTTGTGCTTGCTTTTCTGCGTCTTTAATGTCTTTGTATAGTTTGCCAGTATCTCCATAACGATAATACTTCTGACCATTTTGCGTTACAACTTGTATAGGCATTATGTTTCCTTTTTCTTTCGTGATATACTATTTATTACTCTACAAGTATTTCTATGGTTTATTAATACTGTTTTGCTTTTAAAAGCAATATCACAATGTTTACATCTATAACCAATTGTTCTCCACATTTGTGTGAGTTTGACATATTGATGTTCAATGCTGGCATAGTCCATACATTCTGGTAATGTGTGTATTCTATGTAGTTCCTTGGGTGTTAGTTTTTGTATCGTCATAGTGGGCGTGGCTTATAAGTTTACGACGCCTTGCCCATGCTGTTTTCATTGCTTGTTTGTGTGCCTCTGTCTTGGGCACACCTAGTTTTGCTAAACTCATTTTCTTTCTTTGCTCAGGAGGTTTGGGTACTCCTTTACATGCCTTGCGGACAGCGATTCGTAATGTATTTAGTTGAATTTCTGAAAATGGGCCCGTACCACGCTTCCATTCAGTAAAGCCATTGTCATTTGAGGGCTTTTCCCCCACTGGATGATTCTTAATGTATTTGACACCCTTATCATCAAAGCGGTGCCATCTGGTGTATAGTATTGTCATGTGATGGTATTATAAAAGGACTAAGTCCAATAACAAATTTGATCTGTTCATTGGATCTAGTATTAATACTTATTTCTTCTAGAGCCTGACCAAATAAAACCATTTGTGCTGATATGTTTTCTATCGCATCCATTGTACTTGTAGAGAGGTCTCTTTGAGTTCCATACATAAGATTATGTAGTAGACCACTGACTAATGATAGAGGACTATTTTGACCTGTATTGCCCTTAGGTAATGTACTTGATCGTTTATACCACCAAAACTTCATTACTTGTCTTATGTCCTCATTACGATGAACATCAAGCATACCCATGAGTGATATCCAATAGATGAATTCACTTTGTAACCATACCATATCATTTGTGTCAATGGTTACATATTGTGTTTTAGCATTAGTTACTTTTGGTATATATTTGATATAGCGCATACATTATCTTTCTTGATAATGTATTTATCTAAATGGGTCAAAAAACGACCCCTATCGTTTTAACAAAGCCGCTAACTTATCTAATGGAGGCGCAAGACCACATCTTACATAGTCATCTTTGTGAATCCATTCACGCATTTTTTGTATGTTGGGATGTGATGGATATGCGTACCATAACTTATGATTAGGATCCCATGAAGCGCCCAATTTTTTTATAAAATCTTTATCTCTGTATGATACCATAAGATATACTCGCATTTGTACAGGCTCTGTTGATTCTTCTTTTTTAACTTCTGTCCCTGTTCTGTAGACAGGTCTGTTGTAATTCATTTTAGTCATTTTTTTCTTCCTCTATGTCTCTTGCGAAACTACCTGTTAAGTCAAAAATACCATTTTGTTTTTCTGTAAGATCATCAGTCAATTCTATCGCATAATGTTCATGTAGCAAATACAAAACAGCATCCATGTGTGTTCCATAATCATATACAGCAAGCAATGCTGATTTGAGATTTGTTTTATGTTCATCTTCAATTTTGAATCTTCTGGGATTGTATCGTAGACGACCCATAAGCAATTTAGCGTCTGGTGGACATATTGCTTTTAGTTGTGTAAATTGTTCTTCTAATGTTCTGTTGTCTGTTTTCTTAATGCTTCTTAATGTTTCATCCAAACTACTTGTAAGTGAAGAACGCAAATAGATAGAAAATTTCTTGTCGTTATCGTCTTTGAGTGAAAGATAAGCATTCATTCTGGTTGTGCGTTTACCTCTTCTAATTTCATTTACGCTCATGTTGATTTGGACATAATAATCTTCGCTGCTAACTTTTCTCGGAACATTCTTCCTCGGTTCCCCGGACTTTGGTTGTCCGGTATTCTTCCGGTTCTCTTTCACTAGGGGCCCTTGGGCCTGAGAGGAAAATAGCGCCTCTGGCGCTGATACAGTTTCATGGCTATGCTGAACTGTACTATCACTATAACTACAACTACCACTAACATTGTAGTTATAGTACACTTCAGCATTAATTTCAGTACCTAAGTCAATGTTTTTACTATTCTCGCTAATCGTAGCCAGAATATCTTCTGCTGTCATATTTCGCATATTTGTCTCCTATAAATGTTATGCTGCCCAAATGTTTATATCTCTGACAGGAGACGAAAATCCCTGCTGTCAGACAGGGACTTTCAAGAACATTTAGGAGTTCATACAATGAAAATGTCAATAAACATCGTACAGAGTATTTATACAATATACAGAAAAACAATACTTTTTACAACGATTTTGGGTAAATTAGTCCCAAAAAAACTGTTGTTTTTACGCAACACACGGAAATTTGACAATAAATGGTCTTTCTGCTATACTATGTATTCTTTCAATCAATAGGAGTTTTTAATGTTTACTAAATTTTTCAACGAAATTCGTGCTAAAAATGATGCTAGTTTCTTTATTGCAGGTAAGCATCGTCTTGCTTATGGTAAAGATTTTGAAAATCGTCAGGTATTGCTTTTTAGAGTACCAGTTGGTATTACACAAGAGGAAGCACAAACTAATAGTGAATATATGACAACTTTGGTAGTAGATGACTGGAAATCTATGACTGAGGCAGAATTTACATTGGCAGCAACAAACGCATTCAAAATTATTCGCAATCATTGCGAATCAAAATTGGGATGTTCGTTGTAATTTTACAACAGCACAGACATTGACAATAAATGGTGTCTGTGCTATACTATGTATTCTTTCAATTAATAGGAGTTAGTTATGTCTTTTCATTCACAATCTCAACTGGACGACATGTCAGTTACAGAGTTAGTTAGTGCTATCAAGTCAAGTGCCCGGCAAGTTGACGAACGCATAAATGATGCGGACGATGCGCTAGATTATGTTCAGGATATCATGGCCCTCACAAACGAATTGCGTGACCGCATTGAGGGCTATCTTGAGGATGACGAATAATTTGACAATAAATGGTCTTTCTGTTATACTATGTATTCTTTCAATCAATAGGAGTTAGTTATGTATCAATCTAATGCTTTTCGTAATTTTCTTTCTGCTCAAGCAAAGCAATATGGTAGTCATTATCAATCGTATGCTGATGAATTCAAGCGTTATGATGACGAGGACCTGCTTAAAGCAATTGACAACAACGCAGGTCAAATGCGTCATTATGCTGACAATATTAATGATGATTCTTTTAACGAATATTTTAGTGAACTTCAACGCATGATTGAGTGTCTCAAATTGCGTCAGGAATTTCAGCAAGAAATGGCTGATGACGAGTTGTAAAATTACAACAACACAGGATTTGACAATAAATCGGTCCTGTGCTATACTATGTATTCTTTCAATTAATAGGAGTTAGTTATGACTAAACTTAAACACAAAGCAATTTATAAATCACATCACTGGACTACAAAAACTGATCACAAAGTGTATGACTACAACGATGGTATTGATATTACCGACAAAGTGTTATATGGCGATTATGTCATCAATATACCTTGCTACAAAGTAGAAGATATTACCTTAGCAATCTATGGTGACAAACGCAATTATTGGTTAACTGATCCTACGCACAACATTATCAAAATTCAAACAACCAATTACAAAGGTAAACAATATCAATATGTGCTTGCTACACCTGAAATGGATGAATTTGTCAAACAACAAGCAACATTTGGTGCTATAAAAGGTCACATTACTAAAATGCCTAAAAAGCATCTCAAAGTTGTAAATGTTATGAATCGTGGTAAAACTGGCAATCGTATTAAAGTTGATTTGTATGTTCAGGACAAAAGTTTCAGCGAATATCTTACAACTGAATGTCTTAAAAATACGATAATATGAAATATGCTTTATTGCTAAGTGTCCTACTTTCAGGTTGTGGCACCTGTCAACATCATTGTATCGCGGGCTTTGGTCCTGGCAATAAAGCATTTGATAGTATGGGCGATCATTACGATACAATGGATCCATGTCAATTTCATGGTAAGCCTGAGGGCTATAAACTTGCTGATTTCTGTTTTGCTAATAGAGGCAAAACTGTTTATCATATTAGAGATACTAACGGTAAAACAATTTATAAGGTTCAATAAATACACTATGAACGACATTACACTAAGCATACAAGCAATTAAAGCCAACATCAGTTATTATGAATCATTGGTAAAAGAAAGCCATGACATTTGGCAACAGCATCTTGCTGAATTACAATATTGGTTAGATCAATTGGAGAAACGCAATGATCAATAAACCAAATCAATTTGATAAGTTATATCATTGTAATATAGAATCATTGAAAAAATTGGTACAGAAACCAATTGATCCAATGAGGTATGCTGATTTAGATACCCCTGTAACATTTGATGAGGAAGTTGTTGAATTGGTACAGATTAAAATGCTAAGAGAAGAATACGACCGATTCAATCAGAATTGGGATCAGTATCTCACATTGATGATAGTCGCAAGAGACAATCCACGCATCAAGGACGAATATCACAAACTATTGATGATGGTCAATTTGTTAGCCTAAAAAAAAGCCCCAATATTTCTATTAGGGCTTTAGGATAACGGAATAAAATGACTACAAAAATTATAATTATATTATGTAGAGAATGCTAAAAGATAAGTCAAATGGCATTATAACTTATATTAAGGCAATCAGTAGGATTCGCATTCCCTACACAACTATTTATCATTGTTAATAGTATATACAATTATTCTGTAGTACTACGAAGTTTCCACATGATCTTGGATAAGTCATCCATCTGACCTTCAATGAAGTTAATCAATCCATACTTCTTGTATTCTACAGCCATATCGTGACACTCCTCATAATGGTCCATTAAGACCTGACTATCAGCAAGAAGGTCCTTAACCATTTTCAATGCTTCTGGACGCTCACTGCTATCTTTGATACTACCCATTTCCATAATGCGTTTCAAACTGAATGGTGCGATACCTTCTATAGCACGGATATGTTCTCCGATACTATCTGTAGCATCATCAGCCAATTCATATACTTCACTGAATAGCATATGATATTCACTAAAGTCTGGTCCAACAACATTGACATGGAAACCATGTGCTTTCACATAATATTGAAAGTTTGTTGCGAATAAGCGTTTCATGGCTTCTATTAATTTTTCCATTTTATTTTTCCTTTGATGTATTTAGTTTGACTTCTATTCTGTCAAGTTGTTTTGTTTGTTGTTCCATTTGACTATGAACGACTGCTACTTTGGTTGATAGTTCATCTATCTTATTGTTCATTGACATATAACCAGTGCCACCTATACCAAGTGCTCCGATTACTATCCATGACAATTGTTTAAGAGTGAATTCCATAATCATGCTAGTACGGCTGTAAAAGTGCCGTTGCTTGTAAATGTGTGAACAGTGTATGCTCCGCTGGTAGTTTTAGTTCCACCTGTACTTGAAGCACTTACGCCATCGCTGCCATCAGTTTTGTAACGAATGATTACTATACCATAACCACCACTTCCAGCAATCGTGCCAGAGTTTTGTCCTTGTCCACCGCCACCGCCACCAGTATATGGTGTACCAGATGTTGCAGGAAACCCTGTTAAACTGCCACCTCGTCCACCACCACCTGTGCCACCTGTGCCCGCGTAATCTGCTGTGCCAGAAAGATGATATACACCGCCACCACCGCCGCCACCATAATATGTGCCGCTACCAGTAGGCCATTCTACTCCAATACCACCATTACCAGCCTTTGTTCCAGAAACATAATTTTGACCAACTGCGCCAGCACCACCACCACCACCTGTAGGATATATTCCACCGGTACCCCAAGCACCAGAAATACCACCGGCATATCCTTGACCACTTACACCAGTTCCACCAGTACCTGTACCATTACTACCGCCGCCACCAGATCCACCGTTTTTACCATTTGCTGAGTCAGTATTACTACCACCCCCACCGCCACCTGTGGCTACAAACGAATTGAATGAAGAATTATTACCACTAGAGCCAGCAACATTAGTGCCGCCTGCGCCACCTGGGCCTACCACAACAGCATAAGCCGTTGCTGTTATACCTGTTGATGTACCGGTAAGTACACCACCTGCACCACCACCACCACCAGTGGATCCGCCACCACCACCGCCACCTGCGACAATTAAATATTCTACGCTTGCGGCCGGGGCGGCTGCTCCATTGTAAGAAATGAAATCATTTCGCCAAGCAAACATTAAGCGAATCCTTTTCCTAATGTAGCATAGTAAGTAGTGCCGTCGTAAAACACGCTTATAATATCAATTGATGCTGCGGCAGTACTTAATGTTTTTGAATTACCTAAAAATTTCATGGTGCTTGTCAATAATCTATTTCCAGTAGCATCTTGTGTAATAATAACTGTGGCAGCCGAACCTGCGACAGCACTTGTTAAAGTACTAAATGTAAAGTTAGCGTTTGCTGTATAATTGAATATAGTTCCATTTGCTACATTTGGTGATATGCTTGTACTTGTATTACCACCAGCAATAACACTTTCGTTATATTGTTTTAAGTTAGTAGTGGTTACATTTGAATATCCAGCAACATTTATACCTGTTCCAGTGATAGTTAATGTTGTATTACCTACTGCTGCTAAGGTTACATTACCGTTTGCTGTAGCAATATAAACATTACTGTTACCATTTTGTATTAAGTTTGTTGTTGCGCCAGTAGCGCCAGTTAAACCAGTAGCACCTTGAGAACCTGTAGCACCCGTTGGTCCTGTAGCACCAGTTGGTCCTGTAGCGCCTGTTAAACCAGTTGCTCCGGTTAATCCAGTAGCACCAGTCAATCCTGTTGCTCCGGTTACACCGCTAATTAATGCTAAGAATATTTGATGATTGTTCGGGAAATTAGTTGTACCAGTTCCACCAGATGCTGTTAATGTTAC